TTTATGTCAGTATCTTTGCCCGTTCTTGGGTCTACTATGACACATTCAGCAGTATCATTTGATATAAGCGTAGATAAATCCATTAAGCTGCTACCTCAATTACACCTTGGTGATCAATACGCACGTTAGCTGTAACTGATCGCAGAGTATCACCGTCACCACCTGCACTTGCTAAACTAAAGACCTTACCTTGGAAAAAGTCAATCTCACCTGATGAGTAAGCGAATTTAAAAGTAAAACTATTGTCTGAGTCGCTAGCAGTCTTCAAGATAACTTGACCCGCATCAGTACGATCTACGCCGATCTCGATAGGAACTTCTGGTTCATCAAAAGTGCCTTTGATGTGTCGAGTACCGCGAACTGCAAGAGAATTGTAAGCAACGTCAGTATAGACGCGCCCACGATCTGGGAAGTTGGTGACTTGTCCTACAACTGTGTAACTAACAGACGCGTCGGCAAAACCTGCTGCTGTGTATGCGGGTGGAGCATCGGCGCTGACTGAAACAGTAACACCGTCAAAAGTAATTGGTAATGGCATAATCTAACTCGCTGTAATTGATTGATAAGTAATTATAACAGACACGATGTAGTATGCGCCATCTCGCGTGCCTGTATTACGCGATGCCGATTTAATTCTTACTTTAACGCCGTTGTACGTCAAGTCACCACGAGGATATGCTGATACGATAAGATCAGCCATGCTCACTGCTGCGCCCTTGCCCTTATCTACAGGTGCTATGACATCTATCTGATAAATACCAAGATGATCTAAAGCGCTGTCAAAACTTACGCCAATTGGCAAAGTATTAGCCGGTAGTATCGTAGGACGTAAAAATAGTGTACCGACTGTAGGCGTGAACTCTATATTTTCATAAGCCACGCTAACACTATTAGCCGCCGCGAATGTTGCTAGGTTGCTATCTAGTGCCGCAGATATATCTAGAAAATATGTACTCATTATAACTGCGCTGCTTGTTGTTGCACGACCTGCTCTAATTCTAAAACAGAAACCTTGACCATACCTTGAGGCGCTTGGTTTGAATAGTTGCCGTTTTCGACTATTAAAGCGTACGGCAAATTGTTTGTGAAAAATACTGTGTCCTGCAAAGTTGCTCGCATAACTCCAGTTCTTACCCTTGCCTCTGAGCCTATGTCAATAGTATTTAATGGCGAGCTATCTGTTGTTGTTAGTTGCCCAAGCGCTGGCTGGTTTATGTCTGTCTGCCAATTGCCTTTTAATCTGCCGCTTTGTACAGGCGTGCGCCTAATGACTCTTGTAAATAGGCCAATGCATGTACCTCTAAATACTTGCTCGACGTTATCTATAGCTGTTACTGTAAAATCGCCAAGCTGACTACTAAATGACATAATTAGCTCCTAAGCTGTAGCTCGTAAATGACTGGCGTACCCGCTGGGTTTGTCTCGCGTATAGATACTGTCTGATAAGACACGCTGTCAACAGTCACTATGTCGCTCACTTCGGGCTTACTACCTGCTTCAATTATAAAACGCTTATCTGTGCTGCGTATTGATTCGCCATCAACTCTATTAGTGTCAAAGTCTAGAAGCGCACCGGATGCTGTGTAAGCCGTAGTTGTGCCGCCTGACATAACGCCCGTAGCCGGGTTAAACGTGCCATCATCGTTATCGTGTGACCATGTAGCAGTCTGCCCGAACTTCTTTAGCAGTCTTGACGATGTAGCCGCTAGCCTAGTGTAGAATGTCACGCTCGCATCACTGCAAAGCTATTGCCGCCGGTGTTTTTTAACAGCTTACGCTCTAATGCTTTAATTCGCATGTTATAAACAAACGGCGCTGCGTTATCCTGATATTCAATTTCAATTACGTCTACCTTTTCTTTCTTAACAGCACGCTCAACAGTTGCTAGAGGGTCTTCGTCACCACCTATAGCGATTGATACCTCAGCAAGTAAATCTTTTAATATATTAGGTATTTCTGTCGTAAGTATTGGAAACTCATCTATATAAACATTAACACGCGGATATTGTAACGCTTGCTCTTTAGTATTCTTTGAGCCGGTGTAGTCGCGGGTTTCTAGGTACGTCATAGCACGCAATAAGAGTTGACTTGCATCGCCTACAATAGTTATACCTCGCGCCGCTGCATATGCAGAAAGCTCAACAACGGTTATATAGCTTTGTGCGTCTGCCTTGCCTGTACCTGTTTCTATAATTAAAGACATAGATTAACCCTGCTTTTAGCGATTCTTTTTATTGAATTGTTTATCTTTAAAGGCTTCTTTGCTTTGTTTGTCAGTGTCTTTTAGATCTGACTTGTTGATAAGTACCGGCTGACCATCGCGATAGATTGTTACTGTTTCTAATACTTGAGACATTATGCTTCCTCTTTGTGGCTTGCTGCTGCTGCTATCTTGGCGCATTCATGCCGACTTAATAAGTTGGTTTCAACTGCTCTTTCTACTGACCATTTGCGTTCAAATATACGCTTGTTTAAAAGCTTGATAGATATACCGCATTCTAACGAAAGCTCGGATATGGTGTATATATTGCCGTTATATTCAACAGTGTTTAAAACCTTTTTTGGCTTAGCTAATGCTGCTAGCCTTTCGGGTGATTTTACATGACCATCCCATCTATTATGAAGCCTTGTTCCTTTTGGGGTACCTAATGCCTTTTCTACTCCCCAGCTTTCAATTCTTTCGGTTAAACTAGAAATATGAAGATCCAAGTCGCTAGCCCAATCAGTAAGGCATTGCTCTTTGCCTTTAAATTCAATATTAACAGTGCTTCTTCTGTTTCTAGCCTGAACATGCCTAGTCGCCCACCTAATATTGCCCTTCTCATAGTTGCCGTTATTGTCGATCCTGTCAATCTCAGCACCTTTAAAATAATCATCAGGCAAGTCGGCGGCAAACTTAAAGAAGTCATACCAACTTAAGCACACCTTTATGCCTCTTCCTCCATAATCTTTGTATGAGCAATTTTTCGTATTGTCACACCTGTCAATCATTGAGTTATGCTTGTTACGTATTAACTTATAAATATTATCTGTTAATATCATTGATAAATACCTCTAATCACATGAAAAGAGGTATTTTACTATGGGACTAACCAAATATCAAGCCCAATTTACAACTAACCTAAAAGTAAAGCGGTGTGTTCTGCCTTTATTACCTTCACGCCCCATGCGAGTGCGACTTCATAACGTACTTTACGATAGCCTTTGTACATCGCAAATTCCATTGATAGGCCTGAGCGTGGGTCTGTGACAACAATAACGTCAACTGCCATGTCGCCCTCTTCAGGTCGTGCTGGTGAACGTGCTGCCAACACTAAAGCGCTACGTGCAAAACACATATTACGTGCTGCTGCTGCAACAACAGTTATTGCTGTAGTGCTCCCAGCGATTGCAATACGTAGACCTGGCGCTGCAAGCGTAATTGTACCGCCGTTAGAAACATCAGTATCTCCAGATGCTACGACGTACTGAAAGCTTTGGCCTGCAAAGGTAATTACGTCGCCAGCAATTATAGTACCTGTACCAGCACTAGCCAAAGTAATAACAGTCGCGCCGATAGCATAACCTGCGGCGTTAGTTGTAGCATTTGCGCCTGTACCGGCTGCGGGTGTGAAGATTTGTGCTGATTCGCGTAATGGCATCCCTGCAACATCTAGCAAAACACCTTGACGTAATAGGGAATCAGTACCAGCCGCATTAACTGCTGACTGTTTACCGATCATATTGACACCAGCGTTAGTGTTAAAAACTAACTGAGGATCAATATCACCGCCATTATCTTTAAGCACTTGACGCGCTTGAGCTGCTGCTGTGAAGTCGTTTGCTGTACCGAATGGAGTTGTTCCCGCCGTACCTACTGCACGACTAAAAGAGCTATACAGGCCCGCAAGATCAAGCTCAACAGCGTTTGTGACTTTGCGAATTGCTTGTGCGATCTTCTGTGCGCGTACCGAAGGATAACCTGGACCTGTATTAAGACCTAGCTGCCCATCGCCGTTAAAACCAAACTCTGCGGCCTTGCTGTTAGTAATTTGAATGTCAACAAATCCAGATGTTTGGCCTGTTGGCTCTGGCACTTGCATTGCGGGGGTAATGTCAACTAGATTACCTTCTGGTTCTACATCAACACGAATGTTCTGACCTAGGGCTGCGGTTGCTGCTGATACGTTAAGAGTAACAGCCGGAATCATACCAACTTGCTCTCTTGATACAATATCAAGCGCTTCAAAAATTTCAGGTACTAGACCTGTGATTGTGTTCTCTGCCATTTTAATTACTACCTTTCGTCAACAATTTTGGCCTTACCTGCACGTGACTCTAACGAGACGCGCATTTTTTCAGCCGGGTTTAACGCTTCAAATTGAGCGCGAGTATAAACATTTCCGGCACTGCCGCTGTTGTTGCTTCCGGTAGCACTGCCACCTGACGAGTCAACACCATCTATGAGAAAGTCATAGTCTGGGTTTTTTTGTATCTCTAATTTTAAATCTGCAAGACTTGACACCGTCAAATTGCCGCTTATATCTGTAACTTTTATGCCGTCCTGTGTATATTTTAAACGACCTTTTAACTCTTTGGCAAGTAATCTAGCGCGTTTTGTATCTTTTGTCAACTCATTCGCAAGGGTTAGAGCCGCATTATCTTCGCTTGTGCTTGCTGACCGGCTGTCACGCTCTGCAATTTGCTGGGTTAATGTCTCACGCTCTTTCTCTGACGACTTGAACAGCTCCTCGTAGTTGTTAGAGGCTTTAAGTCGCTCCTTCTCTTCTGCTGCTGCCTTAGTCTCGGCTGCTTTAGTATGTTTGTTTGATTCGCTAATCTTTGCACTCAATCTCTGATTATCTGAAATTAAAGCGTCTACCTTTGCCTGCCACTCCGCAAATTGTGCGCTTGGCGCTTCCTGTTCTGATACTGCTACTTCTTCGGGGGTTTGTTCTGCTGACATATAATCACCTGGTCACTGACCGTTTATGTGCCACTGGCACTATTGAAAGCTAAAGGGTTAAGCTCCCTTAGCCGTTTTAAACTGTAAACTTTTCCGCTGTCATCTGTAAACTTGCCAATTGATAGCTTACCGCTTTTAAATAATGCTGCGCGTCTAACACCTAGCACTTCAATCTGCACTTCGTCGCTCTGGCGCTTCAAAAATCCACCGTATGTAACATTGCCTGCCTCTGGTCCGTCAATGCTTGCACGCTCACCAACAATAGAAGATCCTAGATCAAAATTAGGATTTACTTTTGCAACTCTAAGTGATCGACACCCCCAATGCAGTGGAGTCATCGGGCCTTCGCCAATATCAAATACTTGTCCATCTAAGCTCGCGCAAGATATTGATGTGCGACTATCTAAAGTTGCTACAAACTCTTCGCCAATTATTACATCATCATTCGCGGCGTATGTAGCAGACCGAGCTTGTGAGCCTATGTGATTAGTTGTGGTCCTTACTAATGATTCTGCTTGCTGTGTAAACTTACCGCCGACTATGTTGTCTATCTCATCGACAAGCTCATCAGTAGTCTTGCCTAGTAATGATCCATCACGTATTAGCTGAGCTATCTCTTGGCTTCGTTTCTTGCTAAACTGCTTTGCTGCTTGCTCTATAGTGACAGTCTGTGTCTTCTGCCCGCTAATTAGCTTCATAGGCACTTTAGTAATAGATGCTTGTATCTGCCGCAATGATCCCGCTGATATTTTTTCTGCTGCTGTGGTTGCTAGTATTGCCTGTCGCACAAACTCCGCTTCATCTTCGCCAAACTCTTTCAAGCCTTCTATCATGTCATCGCCGTACTCATTCAGTACAGTCGCTGTGATCTGTGCTATACGCTGAGCTAATCTTACCGCGCGTACTTTTCCGTAATCGCTTTCTAGGGTAGACTTTAGCTGTCTTGATAATATCCTTAGGTGCTTTAGGAGGCGTTTAGCTTCGCCCTTACTATAACGCTGTACAAATATCTGTCGCAGTGTAAGCGCATCAATTAAGCCGTTATTGCTGCTCATGCGTTAACTATTCTAGTCTTTGCAATATTAAAGTAATCCTCATTCATCTCTATTCCGATAAAATTTCTATCAAGATTCTTAGCTGCTACTCCAGTCGTACCACTACCCATTGTAAAATCTAAAACTATCTCACCTTCGCTAGTGTATGTTTTAATCAGATACTCCATTAATGCTACTGGCTTTTGTGTTGGGTGTAAGCTTTTGTTATTCGGGTTTGAAAAATTCTGAATGCTAGAAGGATAAAAATCTTTATATTCTTTATGTGAATAAACAGGCTGATCTAATCCTTCATTAAAGCCAGAATAACCATTATTTGCTCCTTTTTTCCTTATTTTATCTCCCCTAACCATTTGAGGATTATATATTTTAGAATTAAAAACGCATATTATCTCATGATATTTCATTGGGTGTTTTTTTGCCAATGCGAAGTTACTCGGCCTATTTTTCTGCCATATCCAATCATATTTGTAATTTTTAATATTACTCATGCGTAAAGCACTACTAAATGGCTCACTACCGAATAAAACTATCGCACCGTTAGGCTTAATAATCCGTTTAAGATGTGCCCACATTAAAGTCAAGTCTATAACAGAATCCCACTTACAAGCCGTTGTGCCGTATGGCGGGTCAGTTAATATCATATTAACAGAGCCGCTTTCTATTTCCTTCATACGGTCTAAACAATTGCCAAGCATAAGGGTTATCATATTACTGTCTGATCTTCGGCATCGGCATCTATCTCTTCGTCTGTACGATCAATCTCGCCTGCCCTTCGTAGCGTCTTGCGTATGTCTTGTTTCGCAATTATACCACGGTCAAACAATTGTATTTTGGCTATTATAATATTTGCATCTACACTCTTATCGTAGAAATCTTGATTGATAATAAATACAGGCTCGTTAGTTATAGCCATGAATAGATTAACCCAACCCAGACACGTCTCTATAGCTGATGATGCGTTTTGCACGATGTTAGCTAGTACCGAGTTATCACCTGCATGTTTTATGCGTGCGGCCTCTGCTGTTTCTGCTTGACCTCCCGACTCAATCAATCGTGCACCAATACTTACCATCTGAGCTTCTTTTTGTGTCATGGCTTCGAATGCCGCGCCGTTTGATGCTGCTTGCAATAGATTAGCAGAACCACCCCCAGCCGTTGCAATACCACGACGCGCGCCGACTTCTATTCCGTTAGGGTTTAGTGTCTGAAATTCTATAGCGCTAGTAGATCCGGTATCAATATGCAACATAGGCTGACCATGTAGGTAGATACCCTCTTCATATGATGCGCTGTTTCTGTAATGACCTATGTTAACCTCGGCTATATCGTACAAAGCTGCATCATCTACTGCTGGATCGTTTGAGTAAGTACCGGCGAATATAAACGGTATAAATCTTAATAGCTGACCATTAGCACGAGGCTGAACTATGTCGCCAAAGATTACGTTGTCACGCTCTATGTATGAGCTGTATATCCCATCAATTAAACACAGCTTACGATACTGTATCTTTGTATCTTGATCGTATTCATCCTCTTCTAATAAATATTCTTCTTTAAGCACTACCAATGACAATACATTTTGACCGGCTACAATGCTTGTTTTCCAGTTTATGCAATTCTCAGCAGTGTAGACTTTAATACTTGCAGTAAAGCCTAGTTGATTTGTTTGTTCTTTGCTTAGATTCGGCACTGACTCAGGATAGTCAACTAACAAGCCAATACGACCGCATTCTAATAGATCGCCTACAACTACCTTGCCAAGCTGCTCAAGCGTCGTACCTGAACCGGTGGCATTATCCTCTATGTATTCTATTCCCGTAATATCAATCTCTGGGGGCTGCCTGAATGCCATGCCTACCATCGCGTTGCGTGTTCTCGCCGTAATGTTTACAAACTGAGCACGCTTTTTGAAGTCAAAGTATCGATCGCTTTTATTGTCTGGGTCGTTAGGCTCTGGATTAGACAAATAAAGCACGCCTTTGGACCTAACCTGCTTTGCACCGCTTACGCAATCACGCACAAGCACCCACTTAGACAGGTTATTAGTATATGTTTTGTTTTGTGTATCTATTGGCATCTTAGAACCTTATATTTAAATCTATAGCTGGTTTAGTCACAGGATATTTACGATTAATAAAATAGCCGCTACCATCAAGCCAATCATCAATAGCCGGGTGAGTATCGTACTTCTCTGGGTCGCCCTTAACATTATAACCTTGGCTCTCTAAAGCATGAGTTAGCTGAGGGCATTTATCTGTGTTAATCATAATTCTATCGTGTGAAAACATAGCATTCATCGCATTAATTCTATCGCGTACTGCTGGGTTAGCTAATGGGGCATCTACTTGATAACCTGCACTCTCAATCAATCCTATATCTGACAACGTAGCATTAGTGCTACCCGATCTACCTGACGCATCTGGGTAAACTATAATCTTTTTGCCATTATAGCGTACAAGATTATTAATAAAGTCGTATGTATCGTGACTTACAAACTCGTCAACAGCTTTAGGCTGGTTATTCTCTATAATCCAAACAGTAGCGCAAGTGCCGCCGATGTTGAAGTCTAATCCTATATGCAAGAAAGTATCTTTATCTGTAATCTCGCGATTTGTATGATGCTTTGCTCGGTTAAAGAAGTGATAAACTTTATTAGCGTTAAGACTTACAAACTCGCCGTTTAAGTACAGCTCCGCTAGTACGCTGTCGTAGTTAGACCTAATCTGCTCTATATAATCGTCTGGTAAGTATGGATTTGATGCCGTAGGCGCTTTAATAAGCTCATATCCTGCTTGTGCATCTTTGCCCCACTTACTATATACAAATCCGTTGTAGCCTTGGTCCGGTGTTGTCACTGCGCCTATAGTATTTACCGTCGGTCGTTTCTGTCTGTTGCGCTCTGTTATCTTGCGCCAAACTAAAGAGGCTTTATCTTTATGTAGCGTATCAATCTCATCAACAATGCTATGAGCTGTCTCGTAAGCAATGATTCGTTCCGGTCTATCGTAAGACCTAA